ACTCTGTCTTTTGCTTTTCCTCTTATGAAAGTAGGATCGTCATTAATGATTCTACTTACTTTTGAGTACTTGCTCTCGAATGGGAAAGAGTCGATCCAATTACCACTAAATGCATATGCCCAACCCGCAGAATCACCGTGCTCTGCTGTTTTTGCCGCTATCTTATGAGTGTATTGAGTTAAATTTACAAGAGCAATTGCACTTGAGTAATCGACATTTTCGTCTTTTGATACGAACCCATCGGCAGAAGCTATTCCCCAAGGATCTTGTATCAGTGTATCATAAAATACTTGGCTGTCTTCAGTCGCTCTGGTGAATCTTTGGAAGCTTCCACTGAATGTCAGATTACCAGCAGACAAAGTACCAGCAACGCCACGATCTCCGTCCAACATGCTACCTGTGACGTGTTGTTCAAGATTAGAGCCAGCATATTCATATGCGTTATCAGTTAAGAACTGGTCAAGAACAGGATTGTCAAAGTGTAGCGCTTCATGTACAGCAGCGGAACGAAGCTGCTGCTTGGAGCTTGGAGAATAGTGCTTGTTATCTCGTAAGAATGTGCCGTATAAGACTACTCTGCTCGGTCCCTTAAGCATTGTCAGACCGTGACAGGGCTCATAAGGATCTTCTAGATTCATTATCGGATTTTCAGCAATATCACCGTCATGGTTGATGTCGAGAGATCGAGCTACGCCGTCAATAGCAGACGTCTTGTAATCCCAAGTTCCCCATTTATTGACCCATCTGTTATTGGGCAGTCCTGATCCTGGATTCCATCCGGGTAAGGAGGGTTGCACACCAAGGATCAACTTGTCAGAAGGCTTTAGGACGTATAGAGATTCTTTATAAAGCTCCTCTGATACGCTTCCAGATACTTGACTTTGGAAATCTAAATCTTTTGCCTGTTCCGCTTGAGCCTCTATACCTTCAGTAGCCTGGCCGTTGGCTACAGCGTTCGTAAACCCTAAACCTCCTAGTACACCAGGAGTATATGGCATTTGAAATTGTGCATCTATTTTCTTGACAGCGTTAGCGGGTCTAAAAAACACACGTCCAGAGTTAAATCCATCAGCAAGAGGACCGACATTGTAGCCTCCTTCGATAGGAGACATTGTGTATCTTCTGTGGAATCTTTTACCATGTTGAGCAAATTCATTGGATGGTAGAGACGGATCGATGGTATCCCGGTCGCCTAGATCCTCCGGAGTAAAGATCACAGCTGAATTAGACTCTCCCGGAACATTCTTATTACTTCTTTGAGGACCCCATATATCATCAGCTGTCAAAACCCAGTATCCTGGTTCATGAGCAGTCGTCGGTGACACTGATTTAACTGGCACAGTGAATCTCACACCTCGTTGGAAGTTTAGCCACTGTCTTTTATACACATTAGCGTGTAATGGTAATGTCGCAGTCTCTCTACCGGGGGCTGCATGTGGACGAAAAACCGTTGAAGCCGTCATCAACGTAAACCCAGCCCAAGAGTCAGGGAAATCTATATTCTCACCTTCATGCTGGTGCCCTGTTCCGATTAAGATGTTCTTTTCTCTCGCTAAGCCGGATTCAAGCCAGCTCTTTGTTGGAGGATCACCAAGAGGGTTTGTGTTCGGGTTACGGGGAGCTGGAGCCATATCAAACCCCCCGAAAAGAGAATGATCGTGGTATCTTATGCCTGGGGTAACGGACCCATCAATGGCACGCTCGACACCCGATGCTAGGTCACCGAATGTGTACTCTGCGGAAACCTTTGAGGACTCAAAATCGCCTAAGTCCGACGGTTTACTGATTGGCCAGGCTGGAGTTGTTATTACAGAGAATCCGGAACCTCCAGGCATCAAAAATTGAGCGGTTAGAGGAGATGATTCCTCAAGTTGCGGATTCCACTTAACAGCATCAGTAGACCAATAAGAGCCTGATATTCGATTCGAGGACGCGGCTTGTACCAGCGGTGTTGGTTGCCAGTTATCGAGAGTGTATGTAAAATTTGCCCCTGTTCCCGTAGCAGACTCACCAGCAAAGTCTCCACCAACGGACTCGTACATAAGCTGGGTACCCCATCGAACTCTATCAGACGAAACTGTATCTCGAGAGTTAACAGAAGCTCCATCGACATAGAAAGAGGTATTACGATATTCTTCATTAGGCGCGCCTGTGGCCGTAAAATCTAGAGTAGTAAATGAAGGAACCCAGTTTAAGACAGAGCTAGCATCAGGTATATTACCGCCAACTCCGCGCTCAAATTTATTTTCACCTCGAGGACGCTCTCCTGGAGAGAAGCTCCACATTCCCTGGAAAGAATCAGGTGCATCTGAAAATGCTGACAAGAACGTGGTCAGTGCCCCGAACTGGTGAGCCTCTGACGGTATAACCGTGTTGAGACCAGAGTGCTTTCTGCTTAATTTTATTGCTTGACCGAAAAGAGGTAGTTGTTGGGCTCGAATCGCCGTCTCGTAAGTTGCGTCTATAGAACCTGAGTTGCCTGATATGGATGTCACGTCCACATCATCCATAACTTTATCGACGTATCCGTCTTGAGCAGCACAGTACCCATAATGCACAACTTGTCCGTACGTTATCAGTTCCCTTGTGGTTGATGAGTGACTTGACCATGTTATACGCGATGAAGTATTCATGGATCCAGTCAGCTCTGTTATATCATTAGCCGGGTCGACGACCTCACCATTCGTTGGAACAGACGGTGCTCCTTCCCGACCATAAGCAGCACGCCCTGTCTTACTTATTGGCCCATATCGATTAGCCATTTCTTCAGACGGGTCCCAATATCCTGTAGCTCCAGCAGTGGAAGACTGTGGACCCTTTACATAACTGCTCCCGTAGATCTTTTGTCGCTGATCGAGCTGTGCCCATGGAGTAAGAGGAAAAAAGACTTTCGTGCTCTGTCCTCTAAATTTAAAAGAGAAAGACAACTCTCTTTCTTCGGATGATTTTGATTGCCTTAACAAGAAGAAAGTGTCAGCTCTCCAAAATGGTACCCCTGGCTCTCTGACCTGTCCCCAAGTGGGGACGGAGCTGGGTGAACTATCACGGGTCACATCTTCCCAATCTCTGCCGCTTACATTATATTTACGCTTTTCAATGTAAGCGGCCGGTAGTGATGCGGGTTGATCTGATACGTTTTTTGACCCTGTGACAATCCCGTTCACGCCAGCTGCTAAAACTGGCACGTACGAAACTGTTACGTTTTTGCTCGGCCATCCTCGCGGATCGTTAGTTGTTGGCCAGCGAGATTCTAGTTTTTCTACTTCATCATTCCAGCCCTCCTCAGTTGGAGACGATCCGGGACGTGGACCGGGAACAACAGGAAGCATTACTCTGGCAGGATGATCTTCTTTATTTCTGTCTCCTGTTCGACCGAAATATGTGGTGCTGCTCCAGAGGGTGGCGCTACCCTCTACAAACCTGAAACCGGGATTTGCAATAGGATAGTCAACTAGGTTATTGTTGGGATCAGCGTTCCAGTAAGTGGGCATGTCACCACGATTGTGGTTTTGATATCCCAACAAGATAGAAGCGATACATCTGGATTCTTGGCTATTATATGACCCACTCCTTGCGTGGACAGATGCTCCACCGGTTGCGTTAGTGATTGTAGGTCTATACAACGAAAATTCGTTAGCGTCGACGCACCAAGAACCGTTTAAGAAGGTACCTCTAGTAAGAGCAACCCGACCAGACTTGACGTAATCATCATATTCTTGTTTGTAAAAGAACCGATCGCCTGAATCTATGTCTGTATCTACATCTGAATAAAATCGCACTGACGGATTGAACGAAGATTGTTGGGCCTTGAGTCCTGTTCCACTTTCAAACTCAAAATCATCCACGTACTCATTGCTGGACATCTTGTAACCTAACGAGTGAGGTCCAGAGTCTTCAATTGCCATATCAACTTCAAACTCTACTTTCTCGACCAAGAAAGGAGCGTCGATATAGTCAGACATGTCTATTAACTGATCATCTTTGGCTTCGTATTTCTTGTGGAGCGGAAATCCATAAGTGCTTACTGGCACACCTCTGTTTGCTAACGGAGCAAATGAGTCTTGTTGCTTGTTTTCAAGAATCGTAAAACCAGAAGTACCAACAAAGCCAATCGATGCGCTTGAAACCAACTCACCAAACCCAGCGGTATAAATGTTGTTTAGCTTGTCGAGCAAGGTCCCAGAACCTGTTGCAACTGTGAAAGCCCCTGGAACAACAAAATCATTATTCTTACCAGCTGTTTCCCACTTTTTTGTGGCAAAGTTAAAGTAAGCCATCGAAGTTACACGGCCTGTGGTCTCTCCGAGCCATGATTTTGCTCCACCCGTTCTCTCAACGCCGATTGTAGTATCATCGGCTGGATTCAAGTCAATTACGATCGCAACATGGTCACCAAGACGCTGGTTTAGACCAGGGATTACATTTTCATTAACGGCCGGCTGCTCATTTTTATCAGCTAGTGGATTATTATCGTTAAACGGCTCTATAGTACCGCCAAGAGCGTCAGAATCCTCACCAATTACAACAGGGGAATTCCTGGTACCTACATTCAATATCTCTGTTTCTTTGTGAGACAGGCCTTGCCTCATGGCACCCGGAGCGACAAGACGCTTCTCATATTCAGTCTGATGCAGATCTCTATAGAACGGTTTTACATCTCCCTCGGCACCGCGAGAATCATCACTTCCAGAAAACATGTGAGCGGGTAACATTTCTGGATACATTATTCCGCTGACAGATCCTGATACGGGCTGTATTCCGTAGAGCTTAGTAAGCTGATCATTAAACGCGGCAGTTTGTGTCGGAGTACTTGCCGGGTTGGCGGAAGACGGGTACACAGTTCTTGAGTCAAAAAGTTGCTGGACTCTACGGGGAGCCCTGTTATTGAACCCAGACTTGTATTGATTTTCTGATAGATGAGACCGAGCTATTGTCTGCATTTGCTCTTGAGTCAACACAGTGTCGAATATTGCGATCTCAGCTAAATTGATTCTGACGAAATCTTCCTGTAAGAATGCATTATTGACGCTACCTATATGAGCTGAATCACCGTACCCAACGTAGAGAGTCGGATTAACTAAATCAGTCGCAACACCAGCGCTGTTTCCAAGCTCTTGAAAAAGAACTTCTACCCCAGTAGCAGTCTCATAGACAGCAAAGCTTTCGTTTATCGCCTCACCGGCGCCGTCGACTGATAGTGCCGCGAATACTGTAACAAACTCGTACCTAGATATATCGACCGGTGATGAAGTCTGTGATGTGCCATCTCCAGTGACAGAACTGAATATCTCTAGATTGTTGATAGACAAAGAGAAAGCATCCGGTACTGGGTCACCTGTGGCGTCGGCCAGAATTGCAATCGATAAGTTATCGTTATCTTGAGCTGTCATTTGCACTTTAAACATAAATGTCAGTGCAGAACCGGAATCCGTTGAATACAGGTCTGACATATCTCTGGAAACGAATACTGGATCGGAGCTCAGAGGTAACGCTAACCCTCTTTGGCTCATGATCGTTCGAGCTCCTACATTTGGATTCAAGAATTCATCAGTGTATACTTTTTGGCCGTAGACATCTAATTGTGTCAGGGACCCTGTTACTGGCCAGAAATCCCCAGTGTTTCCGTTTCTTTCACCGGCAGAGATCACGTAGTCTGTGGATTCAGTCGCAAAGTCGCTGATGTAAGTCCCTACTTCCGTATTAGAGTCTCTAAAGTGGTTGAATCTCACATAAGAAGACGCAGCTGGTGTTGTGGATCCCGTTATGTGTAGCGAGTTAGAGACGTCATGTATAAACGGCGAATTTTTAGTATCTTTCATATCTGCTCTCCGACTACAAGCAGGTTGCTAAACGCCAATGAGCCAACATTCTGACCCTCTACAAGACCCTTGTTTGCTCTTTTCTCAAAAGGATCAGTTAGACTGTTACAGGAAGAGCTGTTTAGCTGACGTAAAGCTGTTCTCATATCACTATTATTGTGCATTGTTACCGAAAAATAAACCCTGTCGTGATAATCGTTTTCTTCTAGAAAGTGAGTGTCTGGACTTTGTTCTATATCCTGATATGCTTGATTTGCCAGCGGAGTCTCATCACTTTCCAGAGAAAACGTAACAGGCGCATCCAGAAACGGCTTATTGCTTTTATCGCTTAGATACCAAACGTCATCTATTTCTTTACTGCCCCAGGGCTGCTCCGACGCGGCGCCAACCAGGGCTCCTCTTATTGCATGACCTTCATATCTGGTGACAATTTCCCCAAACACTTCGCGACGAATATCTAAAGGTTCAATGACGCCATCAAACTCATGGTCATCCAGAGATCCCGCATTCCACATATTGACTGGCCACATAACTTCTTGAGAGTCATTAATGTATACGACAGGATCGAATTTGATCGTATCTGCATAAGGCTCACCCTTTAGCGTCATGGTTGGCTGGCCGAATTCTCTGTCTTCGTAGTAGTGACTGATTCTTTCTTCTAGTCTTTTTCCATCGTTATCTCCGCCCATGTCAGCAGAATTATTGTTTATGACGATAGAGTCATCAAACTCGTTGAAAGTGTCAAGAGGACTACCATCCTTGTACAACTCAATGCGATCACCGACACCGATTCTTGGCAATAGGCTTCCTACAAAGGAAGAAAATGTCCTTACACTAGTCCCTTGGTAGAAATACTGTACAGAGCCTGTCAGCGATGCTGATGACCCTTTCGTCTTACTGCCACTCAATACTCTCTGTGATGTCATTAGATCTTCCTTATATCACCAGTAAGCTGTCTTAGCAGAATGGTGCCCTTCAGGTTTCTCCTGTCATTTTCTCCCAAGTAAATATCTCCAGTATTGTAAGGTACACGGCTTCGTTCTAAAGCATGTCCCTCAACAATCATATTGAAGCCCTTGTAGTTGGTCTTCTTGGGTATCAAGTTAGTCACCATAGAGTCAAATGACTCATCAATCCACCGGAAAAACTCAAAAAAACTGGTGTAATTTACTTCGCCAACCAGCCGGTTGAAATATATCTCTCTCATTTGTCTTAGGTCAAAATACTCTTCCGAGAACATTGCGTTAGGAGAACCAATAGCGTTATCGAGTGCATTCAGGGTCGCAAAGATCTTCATGATATCTTCATTCAAAGCTTGAGATACCGAGAACTCAATTGCGAACCTTACATCATCGACTGGCTCACTGGCACGAGGTATCTCATATATCGGAGCAGGAAGAGCGTCGTGCTCTGCGATATTTGCACCTTCTGTCATCCCAAGTATTCTCACCTTATTAGTTGTTGAAGGCTCATCAAAAAGGTATGATATCGCGCTGTAGTCGAACCTTTCAGGTTTAATGACTTGCTTCGATGATTCAAAACCTCTCAAGAAACTCAAACCAGCTGGATCGCTTGCAGTCACAAACTGTTGCGAAAAATCTATGATAGGATACAACACACCTGTATTGTCTGTTGTTAAAATTGGCTGGTCCGTAGATATATCAAGCCTTAGTTTCTCAAAAGAACCTGTCACCTCATGTGAAAAACCAAAGTTTTTCAGAGGATCCTCTACACCAAGAGAAGTAAAGTTTCTTACGTGCTCCTTCTTTTCCTCTTGTGTCAAGGCTTTAGACCAGAATCTCGTATGTCCCATTAAGCCTGCAAAAGCCGTAGTTCTTGCGGCGGCAGTAACTGACGTATCATTTAAATGTCTACCCAGGGTTTCATCTATTTCCTGGTCACCGACGATTATAAAAGAGCCAGATGCATTCATAGTAGTTCCGAGGTACTCTTTCTTCTGGAATGCGTTTTCTCCTCTAGATAAAGAGTCAAGGAAAAGTGAAGAAGTAGTGTGGTACTCTAGTATTTCGCCATTTTCTTGCCTAGCAAGAGTCAAGAAATAGCTTGAAGAAATAAAGCTTTCAATCTCGTCATTTCTTCTTCTACCTGCTGCGACATACCATTTATTACCATCGAAAACATTTACATCTTCGATTGTAAGCGCCAGGGTGGGATCTGACGCTGCAAATCCTGGACGACAGTAAAGGGTCATCTTCGCATTCTCAACATCTTCATCGATGTTAGGATCAGCCACCAAATTCAATAATAACCCTTGAGCTGGTGTTGAACCAGTTGCATGTAGTCTTAGAACGCTCTGTGGGTTGACAAACTGTCTAGTGATCGGAAACTTAAATCTACTTTCTAAAGTCCAGCTACCAGATGTAAGTAAACCATCGTTCTCAGAATCAGATATCCCGTGGGGTGAGAATTGGTCTTTAAGGACCATATTACCTTCTACCTCTGGAAATCCTACTTCTATCCTAGAACCCGTCAAGAATGAAGATATGAGATTCGGTTGATTACTATCATACCCTTGCGCGTCTGTTGTCGATGTTGGAGTATAAGACATGCTACCAGAAAAATCAAGCATGGTAGATATCTCTGTGATCTTCTTTCTGGACTTACCCAACCTGAGCTGATTCTCGCTCCCATATTCTGCAAACCGGAACATTCTATCTGGGTCGATACCAGAAGATCTAAACAACGCTTTTATACTGTGGATAGTACCTTTCGACTGCACGATCTCAGGAAGATTAATGAGAATCCTTCTCCATATTTCATTCTGTAGATTAATCAAGCCCGGTGTTTTGCCAGCGACAACTGACTCACCATCAAAAAACTGGTCATAACTGGCATTTCTAAACATGCTAGTTAACTCAAAGCCATAGTACTCTGAAAGAACTGGGAGGAGCTGATCTGTCACTGACATTTCTGAATCGTAATCGACATGTACTAGCTCAGAGACGTGGTCAATCATTTGCTTCAGTTCATCAAACATTCTTGCCCACATGAACAACAGAGCAGAAATGATCTGTGGTTGCCCTATCTTTGCAGAACCAGGGACTGAATATGCATCTGGTACGTTCTTTATTCCGTCCATTGAAGTGCCGTAATCTAGCTCGCCAGTAGATGCTTTCTCAATATCAAAATAGTGGGCTGGAACTAGTTTGGTTATCAAGTTAGGGTTATTTGCATCGTAATTGGAAGCACTTAACAGCAGGTTTTCGTTCATGTCCAGTACATCAGGATGGCTAGGGAATAATGTCGGATGGTATACGGAGTCCTCAAAAATGCAAAGGCTATCATAGGGCTTTTCTGCCCTAATATCATTCGAGTAGTTCGTGATTCTAGAGTGAAGACTTTTTCCAGAGGAATCGAGAGTGACGTTATTATTTTGATAGCTACCTGTCGCCTCATTAAATCTAAGGTTTAAGACATTTTCGTTGGTATCGCTTGCAAAAAGAGTTCTCTTTTCATACCTCTCAATCTCTGCGGCAGATCTAACTTTATGATATACCCTGAAGTTGTTGATAGAACCAGAGAAAGTTTGAGTTGGTGAAAAAGACACTACAGGAATCGCTGAGCCTGAGCCGATGACCAAGGAAGAGCCAGCCGTATTAATTGAATCAAAAGAATATCTACCTGACGCTGCTACGACAGTGCTACCTGATAGGATCTTGATTCTTTTCTCTTTAACAGAATTATCATACGTAAAGCAGACATGAGTAAATTTTCCCTTTTCTATTTCGGCTGTCGCTGAAACAGAATTGGACCCGCTAAACACTGCAAATGTCACATCAACATGACTAGTTGAAGTTTTTGCTCTTGTATATGCTGCATATCCGACTTGTTGTTCTGACATGTGATACAACACGTACTGATCACCAGATGATTCAGCAGGGACAGCCAGATCCATCTCTATGAATATGGGATTAGTACGAGGGTTCAATATTGTTTTTGCAGACTTTATCTTAGATATTGAAGGAAAGACAGTCCCGGCTTTGTCTATTACTTCTATGTACTCATTGTTACCGTGCAAGGTAACATACCCCGTGTAAGAAGGGTAGATATCAAGAATGTGCTTCTCGAACCCAGAGAGATCATCTAGCCAGTCTTCGTACTCTTTCTTTGTTCCATCAAATGGAAACCGGTTGATTATCTTTTCATATGCTAAATTGACATTGACTTCTGCGGAAGAAAAGAAAGTGTGGTTCTCAAATTTAGAAAAGTCCAGAGGCAACTGTTGAGAAGATTTTAGCGGTGAGCCAGGTGGATCATACCGGAAAGATCCCGTTGGGGACTCATTGACAACAGTAGAACCAGACATCGACTTTAGAGTCTGTCCCCTCAGTATACCGGATGACTTAGTGAACTTTCTTACAACAGACGGCGTAAACAGCTTCTGGTTTGCGAACACATTCTTCTTTCTAGACATTTTTTACACCACCATAAAAGATACATCATCTAGCTTGAAGAGTCGCTCTATACCTTGATCGTTCACAAGGAGATGAATGGTGAATGTTCTTCCTTTCGGCAATCCTGCTGTCAAGAAAGAAATGTACATACCCTCTGAGTCTGTAGATAGTCGAGTTGAATTCCTTATTTTGTCAAAAGGAACTATTACCGTGCCTGTCTCTTTATCAACCAGTCTATAATAAGCAGAGTCAAATACTATGCTCTTTCTCCTTCTAGGTAATTTATACGCTCTTTCGTTAACCGTGCTATCTAGATCTTCAATGAATAACCTAAAATTAGCTTCATCGCCCTCTCTGTAGGCTGTCTGTGCATTCACGGTCGTTATATGAAGTCTTCTATTGGAAAATCCAGACGTGGATCTGGAAGGCTTTCTAATCTTTATAGAACCACTATAGAAAGATACAGTTAGATCATTAGATGACCAAATTTCCTGTAGCTCAATCTCATCCAAGTAGTTCGGCGTCTTACCGAAGAATGATGTGTTGAATTGGTCTAAATTAAAAGTACCTGAATATACACCAGTCATTCCTGAACCGTCTGTGGACCCTGTGTGTTGAGACACATTTACGTTAAATGTCGTTTCATTTGGGGAAGAACCTGACACGAATCTCAAGTTCATGCAATTTTGCCCGGTCAGCTCGGTTAGTGATGATCCGCTAACAACATTTGCAGGACGACCGGATATGAAGTTCTTTAAAAATAAAGAAGAAGAAACGTTAAACTGCAGGTCTAAGTGGCGATCTTGAATGGAATCATCCCACGTAAGAAGCAACCGAGGGACGAGAAGCTTATTTCTAGAATGACGAGAAACGAATCTTTTCACGAAACGAGTCTTGGTGTCTGACTCGTCAGACCCACTAAATGTTATTCTAAATCCGTGATTCTCTATATTATTCGCCAAAGACGATGAGACATGGTTTGTCACATCTAAAATCAGGTCACCCGTTCCTTCTGCAAAGAACTTTGAAGCGCCAAAGTCGATTTCGGTACCACCTATTGATCCGCTTGTCACATAATCAATACCAGAAGAATTTAGATAACCACCCTGTCCAGAGCCTGTAACGTTCCAAAGATTCGCTGCTCCATTTTGTACAGATGCTGTTATGAAGTTAGCGACATCTACATCTGAAAATTGTGATGTGCTTCGACCAGAACCTTCGTCAAATTTTACCGCTAAAGGATATGAAACAACACTAAAGTTTCTAGGAACAGGTACACCCGAATTGACTTCAGATAACCTCAGCTCTGCTTTAAATGTGCTGCTGTTTATGTCTAGACTGCTTGAGGTTAAAGATACGATATTAGAGTAGTCAAATTTCACTAAAATTCTAGAAAGTTCACTTACCGAGCTGGTTACCACTGTGCCACTCTCGGTGAATATCGACTCGTCGTATAACTTGAACAAGTCAAGAGTACCCGCACGACCGAGGTTTGCATCTGTTGCTCTGAACTTGTTTTGTAGTATCTTGTCAGTGATGTATGTATCAGAACTTGCTGTGATAATATAAAACATTCTCGGTCTACCTCACTGTCACAACGATATCGTTGGCCGGAAATTTAAGCTCAAAAATGGAACCGGGTTGACCCACAACCATACGCTGCATTGTGTTCGCGTCGACGTTAAAAGAAACATCGCTATAAACCCTATCCTCTATCGTTCCTGACAGATTGACAATATCAAAATCTAACAATGATACCACACCATTGCTGTTTAGAATCGAGTTCATGATATCGGCTGATGCGATTGGTTGGTCAATTTGCATATTCTTTAGAGCCAGCAGGTTTGCTAGATTAGAAATTATGCCTTGTGCAACTTGTCCCTTGTTAGAATCCGGATGAGCAACTACATCTATCCTAATTCCGAAGTTTATGATCCTTGCGTCAAGTATATCATAAGCATCGCTGACTGCTCGGAATTCGTTCAGGTATATCCTTAGGTTTTTCTTAAGGGTGTCAGAAGACATCTTCAGAGTGCCGTCTCTGGCTCTAGAAACAATGAATATTTGACTAGCCAAAGAATTAATTGGGTTTGGTCTTATTCCGACCCTAAACACTCTTCCGAATTCATTAGGTAGTGTGTAGATTCTAGCTATCAAGTCAGGCTTCGTTATTATTCTAGATTGACTATTTCTTGCAGCTGGTATTTGAGACCTTAGATCTTCTAATGTGGGAGCTCTATCACCGTCCATTGCGGGAAGAGGGTTTGTGACATCGATACTTGACCTGACGATAGCTGCCTCTGATGCTTTTGCATTCTGCGGGAACTTCAAGAACAGTCGAGTCACTGTCTTTATCATGTCTGCTGCTACATTGTGCTTTAGACCGCCACCCGCCCTGTAGGAAACAGTAAGTGTTGTATTTCTGGGTGATATTCCCAACGTCTGCGTCTGCATTAGCTTGTTAGGGTCTAGAGAGAATCTAGAAAATGTCTTTTTGCCGTAAAGAGGTAGCGCTAGCTCTGAAGGATCTGGTAACAAATCATTGTCAGTAGTTAACGCGTCACCGGAGCCGAATTGTAGTGACGTCAGCTTCGTGTCATAATCATATTGAGATATAAATCTTCTTGGCGCTGGTACAACTTCCAAGTTATAAGAGACGTCGTCTCTATCAATCGAGACGTTTTCTACCCTTTTGAATATCGTATCTTGTGAAAGCGACTCAACTTCGTAAAAATCGTTTCCGTCGCTGTCTTTAACACTGATTATAGAAGTTACGCTCTCATCAGGAAGAGTAATCTTTCTAAAAGGACTAGAGGTATTCGGTATTGGAAATGATTCTTCTTTTCTTACTCCAGAAATAACCAGTCCATTTCTGATTACAACAAAAGATGTTGGGTTTGAAAAGTCATCAGTCTCTACGACGATCGATTCATAAAGATAATTTCCAGCAGAATCCTTTTCAGAAAAGTCTACATCTGAAGTTAACGAGAAAGGTACTCCATCCTTCGAGACAAAAGTAGTCGCAGCCTGTACCGTTGGAAGTAAGTTCCTCTTAGGAATTATCTCTCCATCAACTGACTCGGCTGGTATCTCCAAGTATAACTTTACCATTGCAACTGCTGGATTTGCACCACGAGCTTTTACGCCAGCATTTCTAAGATGTCGTTTTATGTTTCTGTTCTCAACCGCAGTAGACCAGTTTAGCTCGTTAAATTGATGATCTAGATAGAATGACATGGTATCGCCGACATACGCAGCCATATCCAAAAGCAATCCTCCAAGACCTGGTTCTGTGAAATCTTGTATCTTGTCAGAGAAGAATAGTCGGGCATGAGAGTACAACTCATTTCTAAAAGATTGAAAATCTCTGGCTAGATAATTTCTCTTTGTCGCATTCTTCAGTTGTTTTTTCGCATCAATAGCCATTCAATCATCCCGCACTGTATAAAATGACCTCTATATTTCTGAGGTCTGTCTTGAGCTTAGGTACCGTATATCCTAAGCTAATGCCTATTTTAGCGACTTCTTTATTGTCGAAAAAGTCCACTATCGGTGTAAACGTCTCTAGCACAACATATGGCATGTATTTTGTGACAGCAGCCCTAATTCTCGACATAGCTTCGACTTGAGAGTTCTCGTTTTGCATTTCGAAGGTTAGTTCCATCAAATTTGCTCCGAAGTCTGGTAGACCAAGTCTTTCACCGTGATTACAAAGAATTAGGTTTAGTAAGTTATCATGTATTTGATCTGGAAAATTATCATGCATCTCTAGAAAGGCGCTTCCTTTTTCTGACAGAGACACAGGTGTCTTAATTCCAACAGGTGGCCGCTGGACTTCTGACCTACTTAACTTTTTCTTCTGCTCGGTTGTTGTACCAACAGATTTAAAGCTATAAGTTTTTGTATTTACTCTTCTCTCAATCGACATCGCTTATTTCACCACCTAACATAAATATCATAAGATCAAAAATAGTGGTGATGTTTTGTCATACCAAGATACCTGAGCCTGCACCTATGCCTGTCCCAACGACAGGACCAGCCGGGCTACCTCCTACGACTGCCGTATTTACCAATGTCACTTGCACGACGGCTTGTGTAGTGTAGGTATTAATTGCTGTAGCTAACTTGCTAGCTAAAGCGGCTATTACTTCACCAGAGTTATCTCCATCTGATTTTGCTT